AACGAGTGGCTGGATGAAGTCGATATCAAGCGTTATGAGGATTTGTATCATACGAATCCAAGACGGGCTAGAATCGTTTGTGATGGCGAATGGGGAGTTGCTGAAGGTTTAATCTATGAAAACGTGACTGTCAAGGAGTTCAATAAAGATGAATTATTACAAGATTCAGCTAATAAATTATGTATCGGACTTGACTTTGGTTTCACTCACGACCCAACTGCTTTGTGTTGTTCATTGATAAACGATACGACGAAAGAGATTTATGTCTTTGATGAGGCATATAAAGTCGGATTGATAACCAAAGAAGTTGCGAAGATGATAAAGGACAAAGGTTATCATCGTTCACAAATCATTGCCGATAGTTCTGAATTGCGACTGATTGAGGAACTAAGGTCAGAGCATGGTATAACTCGAATTAAAGAGAGTCGTAAAGGTAAGGATAGTATTATGGCAGGCGTGTCCAAATTACAAGGATACGCTATTTATGTGCATCCAGATTGTAAAAACATCATGGATGAATTTTATAGCTATTGTTATCAACAAGATAAAGAAGGCAATTGGTTGAACAAGCCAGAAGATAAAAATAACCACTTGATGGACGCTTTACGTTACAGCCTTCAATGTATAGAAGGTGGGAAAGCAACCGTCCGCAGACGTTCTGATTATGGTTTATAGAGAGGAAAGATATGTACCAATATTTAACCTATCCGCGGGATGGATATGATGAGGGTTCTTTGAAGAAAGACCTGATTTACAAATTGATAACGAAGCATAGCACTGAAGGCTCATATTTGAAGAAACTTAAAAGCTACTACTTGGGTGACCACGCTATCTTAAATCACAAGAGACGCAACGAGAACGCACCCAATTACAAGACGGTAGCTAATCATGCCAAGGATATCGCAGACACGGCTACAGGCTATTTTATGGGCAATCCTATCAAGTACAACAATACTGCTGAAGGTGATATCAATGCACTACTTACAGCTTTTGACGGCGCTGAGATTGACCAAGTGGATGCGCAGAACGCTTTGAATATGGCTATTTATGGTCGTGCTTATGAATACATCTATGCCAAAGAGGGATTGACTGAATTGGACTCAACTAGTATTGATCCAGAGAATACCTTCATGGTCTATGATGATAGCATTGAGCGTAAGCCATTGTTTGC